TTTAATAGCACTTCTAAAGAAAAGGGTGAGCTAACTGGTACAAGCTCACCCTCTTCTATTATCCGGTATTAGAACATTTTGCCAATCTGGCCACTGGACTGAGCCTGAAAGCCATATCCGGTAGGAGCTGAGAGATCAATCTCCTGAAGCAACTGCTTCATTCCTTCCTGGTCTTTGTGTATTACAAAGGCAGCTTCACCGATAATCGGGTCCCTCTCAAGAGGTTCAGGATTCGGTATAGGGTCAAGCGGGAAGAACTGATACTTGGTTTCCTTATCGCCCTTCTTGCCGTGACGCTGGATTTCATAATACCTGTTGTCAAGGCGACCGTAGCGAGTAATCAAACCAAGGATATTCGGGATTTCATTCTTACCCCTATCCCAGAGCTTCTTCTTGTTGTCCCTAGTGTCCAACACTGTGAGGAACATCCTTATTGTAGGTTTGTGTCCAGCCTGGCACAGAGGACATGCCGTCTTTGCAGGTGCCAAACAAGCTACATACCTGTCTTTTCCAGCCAGCTTTACTTTATGTACCACGAAAATGTCAAGATCCTTGTCATCTCCGTGAGCAAACCTGACCTTTGCGATCTCCTCATCGTTCTGGATGCTGAAAAAGTCCGCACTTGATGAACTATATTTGTCCATTGCCTCCTTAATCGCATCAATACCGGTAATTCTCAAATCTGACATAGTGTTTTACCTCCTAGTGAGTTTGTAGTTTTTAGTTCACACTCTTTTTGGAGTGCTTACATATATATGTACAAAAATTCCTACGGTTTTTTAAAGTGAATTTGTAAGTTTTTCAGCAAAAAGCCCGGACTTAAACTTTTTTCTGAGTCTCTTGAATATGTTTGGAATCGCCGCGATGGTTAATCCCATTTCTTCAGCTATCTCACGATATTTCAAACGATGTGGTTCAGTTAATAATATCTTGCAAACTGCGTATTCATTATCATCAAGTGTATGACGTATGCTTTCCAAGAATAAATTAGTTTCAACATCTTCGATTTCAGATGTGTTTACTGCCAATATATTTGTCAAGGTATCATTTTCCACATTGTCGTTATCTGACTGATACTCATAATCTAAACTCAAATCATTATTCCGATTTGAGTTTATAAAGTTGATTAAAGCGTTATCTAAACATCTGCTAAAGAATGTGATGAACTTAGTGTTCTTTGATTCGTCGAAATTCTCCAGACACTCGAGAAGTTTATCCTCATACAGGGCTAACAACTCTGACTTATCCGGATAGTTGGTTTTTGCATAGAGATAATAATTAAATGTGCCCCTTAATTGGAAAAGTATTATTCGGAGTAAGTTTTCATTTTTGGAAGTTCGATACTGCAAAACACAAGTTTGTAAATCGAATCGGTCCGCTCCGACCATAGAATCATAGTAGGTAGGATTTTGCATAAAATGCCTCACTCTCTCTTTAGTGTTTAGGGTTAACCGGAAATTGTTGTCATCGAAAATATTGGGACATGCTCCAACATTTTTCTACAAAGTCCAACAACAATATATTACACTTTGTACTATAATTTTACTAGAAAATCCGCAGGTTTACAACAAAAATTTTTAGTGAATTCGGATACATTTTGCATAAAATTTAGCAATGATTTATGTCACCATTCTACTGTAAATATAGTCTATTTGTTCTAGAGTATGATCGTTAGCATCATTTAATTCTGGAAACAAACTGTAATCCGGTTCACGTATTCTAAAATGATTATATGTCTGCTGTTTTATTATCTGTTGTGCCTCCATTCCTGGATCGTCATTATCCATCCAGAGTACTAATTGCCGTATACCGTATCTCAGAAGTAATTCCTTCTGTTGTATCGTCTTTTTAGTCTTATCCTCAAATAATATTCTACCAAGAAGACTAACAGCCGGATATCCACATTGCATTAGATACGCGGCATTAAACTCTCCTTCTGTTAAAGTCAATCCATATTTTTTATAATTCTCCTCTAATTTTTTATTACTACATGTTCCGTTATTTATTGCTTCTAATAATTTTAAGACGTGATAAAATCCATACAATAAATATTGCTTTGGTATTCCTGCCTCGTTTAAATATTTATCTACGCCGGGCGGTGGATTAAGTAACCTTTGCTTTATAAACACTAAACCACCTTTGTGATCCCTTACGGGCATGGTTATTGTGTTATTTTGCAGATTTACCCCATACTCGTAAAAAAGTATAGTGTTTAAATCAAATTTTCGCTGTATTAAATAATCGCTTGTATATCTGTAATTGTTTAAAATACTTTCGTCCATATAGGTATATGGGGTAGTTCCAGGCGGATTTCGATGAAAATTGAGTTTAATGTCTGGGCGCTGAGCAATATCCATCGTATTATATTTACGAATGATGTATCGCTTACCAAAATCTCTCTGATTAGATCCCCAACAGTATGAAACAAACTCAAAAAAGTCGGCAGTATACCCACAAGTAAAACAATGAACAGTACCAGCTGGGTACTGTTTTCCATTTCTAATAACATCTACTTTAGATATACCGCAACTTGGTTTTCTCTCCTGTCCACCTTTATGAACTGGACAAGTTATCAATACGTCCTTAGTAGTTGCCTTATTCTTAACTTCAGCTATGAGATTGATTCCCTGAGCATGTAAATCAGCTTGCAACCCTTGAATCATATCATAAATGTCAGCCAATATAACAACTCCATCTAAGGTTATCATAATCAATCCTCCATAACTTCGTATCTAGCCTTACTCAGCTCCTCACGATATAAAAACTCATCGTAAGCAGAACATTGTACCTCAACTTCATAATCTTTAAAATTTACAGTGACAATCGGATTCAAACCAAACATTTCTTTAGGAGTAGAATTCTTTGTTAGATTGTAATTATACATGAGCATCTGCTCATATGTTCTGTGGTTCATTGTAACATACAAAGGGCTTAAACCAATCCTTTTTATACTGCTGATTTGTCTATGTACTTCGTCAATCAATCCAATTATGTATTCTTTATCAGCTATTATCTCAATGTGTTCCAAGGTTTCTTTGTTTACGTTTGTATCTCCAGTAAAAGGTTTAAATCTTAATGGCTTCTTAGCATAACATAAACGGTTTAAAAAGTATTCCATAAGATTACCTCCTAAAATAGATTATCTTTAATACTCGTCGGTTGCAAAGGACGAAAAACGCCATAGTTTATGTTCCACACATACAAGAAGTCCATACCCTTTTGTCCATATCTGTTCTTTATGATGCTACATTTAGCTCCATTCTCTATTTGAGTAAATGATAAACCACGTGTAGCGTTCTGCATAATAGCGTCTGCTCCAAAAGCATCTTCCAATGTAGGTGCCGCATTAGGATCCTTCTTTTTCGCTTCTGAAGCTTTTCTTAAAGCCTGATGTACTGCTAAAACAGGGCGTTGATAATCTTCTGTGAACGTAAAACAATCCTGGCTTATGTTACCATAACGAATACGTTCTTCTCTTCCTTTTCTATCGTCGTCCATAAGCGACAACTGGTCTAACCCCCAGATATCGAAATCGTGTCTATCCTGGAGAATCCTCATCTTGTTTACACTCATTCTTCCCATCAAATCTTTCTGAGTAAATATTCTAAACTCAGGAAGGTCTCCGCTCACTAATGCGTCAATGTACTGCTGATACTCTTTGAGAGTCTTTGCACCAACTTCAGGAACAGAGCTGTCGCCCAGCATTGGATCTCCACCTACTAATTGCGAATTACCAAAATGCTTATACAAAGTGTCGAATCTGAATCCCATCATTAAGTGACTCATTTCTCCGGAATACATTCCAACCTTTTTACCTTGCAAACATGCCTGTATCAAATAAAATAGTAACAGCCATGATTTACCTTCGTTAGTTCTTGCAATGATGACTACAAAGTCCTCTGGTAACCAGCCATGCAACGCTTTGTCCATGTTTTCGTCGCCAGTTCTTATACCAAGTAATCCATGAAGCTCGATACGTTTTAAATAATCCTCTAATCTCTCATTAGCTCCTCTTATCAAACACTTACCATTACCTATATCCGATTTTGCAAACTTATACAACTTGTCGAACTGCTCTTTTGCATATTGAATCGCATCAAAACTATTTTCTTTACTCTTTTCAGCAGACTTTTGTAAGTGTTCAACAAAAAGCGAATAACACCGCTGTTCATGCAACTCGCTAAACATGGTGTTAATCGCATCCCCTGTTTCAAACATCGGAAAGTCAGGAAAATCGTACGCAAACTTTACCTTATCTGGAACTACTCCTTTACCGTCACGTATCTTTGATTCGTTCCAATACTTTATTATGTAGTTGAATTCTTTTTCATAACCAGGAAAATAACTCTCATCTATTTGATGATCAATCACAGGTTGAATGCTGTTGTTATTCAGCATCCAATTTATGAATTGCACCTGTATTATACTCGCACCCAAACCACTATTATTGTTCTGTTCTTCAGACATTTGATAACCCCCTCCATGACGGTCCCTTAAACTCAAGGGCTCTAGCATCTTTTATACGATCGTACACCCGTTCATGTAAGTTTTCCATCATCTGCTGTTTATTGCAATTACTGGTATAAATAGTGGACAAGTTATTACTGTACCTTTCGTCTATGATAGTAAGCAATCGTTCCCTAACCCAATCAGAAGGTCTTTCTGCTCCTATATCATCTATGATTAACAAAGGTACTGTTTCGATCATCTTTAATCTTTCCGGCCATTCTGGAGTCGGATTATTAAACTGCTGACGCATTTCTTCAAAAAACTTGGCAGTCTTTA